TTCTTGATTGCTTCAACATCTATAGGGTTTCCACCTATATCTTGGATGTTGTCTTCAATATCAAAGAAGTCGCCTTGACCAAAGATAGCTTCCATGATCTCAGCATGGCGAGTCTCTACGGCTTGTTGTGTGGCAGGGGTAACAATACGGCTACGCTCAGACTCACGGGTCTTGTCTTCAGAAGCCCACTGGCCTCGAAAAATGCGCTCATACTCAAGCCAATCAGGAAGAAAGTTGGTGTCTCTATAGTCACGCCACTTGGTGCAATGGTCAGTAATAAAGGCCGTAAGTTCTTTGTCAGCCTCAGTCGGCTCATAAAACTCATTCTGCTCTAACTTGACTTGTTTGTCTGTTGCCATTTATATCCCCGAAATAATATCTAGAGGCTCCCACTCATCTTCTTGGTCATCAGCAAAGTATGAGGTCACAGCCAGTTGGTCAATGTAGGAAAGAGCATCGGGCAAGTCATCGTGTACTCCATTGGCAGGGAACATCAAGAGTTGATCTTTGAATTCATCCCAATCTTCCTCAGAGTTCAGCACAATACGCCCATGCTCAAACCTTCCTTGGAGACTCCAGATAATCCTGTCAGTCTTTTTCCTGTTGCCATGCGTTAAGTCAACTATATGCGAATATACATTATTTTTCCGCATTAAGTCTGACAAATATGGCAAAACTGCATTTTTTAATGCTCCACGCTCAATTCCAACGCTCAAAGGTCGGTATTCCCGCATCTTTAGCAGAATCGTAGCCGCAGTCTCCCTGATGTCCCACCTACCAAAAGCAATCTCTTTTACAAACCATTTGCCATCATCAGTCACCTTAACCACAGCAATGGCAGTCTGATCTAGCCTTTTCTTCGAGTTAGCCGCCTGTCTAGCTACTTCTTCAAATCCAGCCAAGTCACAGGCTATGAAGTAAGAACCATACTCAGGCTCAGTCCCGTACTTAATCCATTCTTCTTTAAAGACATCGCTACCCGCATTGTCAAAAGATGCCATATACTCTTGCTTGAAGGCAAAGCTGGATAGGGTCTTCTTTGCACTTTCGATTTCGCTAGGGTCAATCAAGGGGTTATCTTTGGTGGTGAAATGCCAACTTTTCCAATCTTCGTCTTCTTCTGACTGTCCAAGTTTAAAGATGTCATAGAAGAAATTGCGACCCTTGGGAGTGCCGATAAACATAGCCCTACCCTTTTTGTCTGACAGAGAAGCACGAATAACCTGTTCCCATGCTTCTGGTTTGATATCCGCAACCTCGTCAAGCACAGCGTAGGTGAGCGACACTCCTCGCAAAGTATCTGGTCTATCTGCACCTCGGACATAGATCTTTGCTCCGTTTATCAAAGTTATGTCCATATTATTGATGTGGCTGGCTTGGATAACCTCCCGTCCCAACTCCATTAAAACATCCCAAATAATCTGACGAGCCTGACCATTGGTAGGGGCAACATAAAGCACAGCAGAACCAGCAGTACATTGCAAACCCTCAATCAAGAGGGTAATGGCTGAGAGTCTAGATTTACCACAACGCCGCCCTGCCGCAATGACTTTAAATCTTGTTTTGTCAGTAAAAACTTCTTGTTGCCAAGGAAGGAGGCTAAAGTTAAGGTCAGACATCTTTGCTTTCTATATCTTCAGCCTCTATAGTGTTTTCACCAATAGTGACACCACCAATGCCTGAGATCGTAATATTTACAGCACTTCTCTGATTCTTCTCTTTTTCAAACAGAGTAACGGGAAGCATCCTATCCATGCACAACTTCAGTGCAGCCATCTGTGCAGGGTGGTCATCATCAAGGGCAATCTGAACAGTCTTTTGGACAACATTAGCACCAGCACTGTTTATCAACAACTCTTTGAGTTCTTTGACCCGTTGATTCTCAGTCTTAGGCAACAAAGCTATTGGCTTGGCATCAGCGTATTTCGCCATAGTCAGCTTACCCGAACCTTTAGGTCGACCCTTGGTTTTCTTAAGGTTATCAGTGAGTGCATCTACTACGTTCATCTTTTATCCAGTAAAGGGAAGTTAGTGCGTACTTTACATGAGAATTGTTTTCTTGTATAGTGACATCAAACGGGGGCATCACCCACCCCTCTATGCGGTTGAGCCGACCAAGTAGGATAAACGTAGTGAACCATGTGGTACTCAAGTAAAGAGTAATCTTGAACAGGGCCTGTAGCGTGGAGAGTAAGGACTGACAACCTTCTCTAACTTAGCATAAACGAGAGGCTCTCCTTTAAAAGGACATACCCACTCACGGGTGTCTACTCCTGTTCGTCAACTAATCGAAGTAAGCATTTACTTGTTAACACTATGTTTGGATTTTTCAGTGCGGAAGAGGGTACACAAATATTTACACACAGCACACCACCCCTCCCCCCCATCAAAGTAAGCGCCAACTAACATAAGGCTGAATGAGAATCATTCGCATCTAGACTGATTCCACTATATGAAATGATGCTGAATCTAAATGAGAATCATTCTCAATTGGTATATATGCTTTATGCACCATTTTCCACACACCTAATAACTAAAAGTAATCTGCATTCCAAATACAGAATTCAATACATTAGGTTTCACATTATGGGATTGCACCATGTTGGTGAATAGCGTGTACTAACATCCCTTATTTGGTGCATAGTGTTTACTAACATCACCTTTTTGGTGCGCTCTGTTAGTGATTACTATCATTAGAAGTACTGTATTTATTCAAAGTAAAATATTGGCATGGTATGTGCATTAGTAAATAGTCCCTAGGACAATCATTCAACATTTTAAAAGGCTTAAAAATGAAACAATTTTCCACATATGAATCGATCCCTATCAATGCTATTTTTCTTGGTAGTGAGGATCGAGAGGGTAACATGGGTGAGGTATTAGCGGATATGATCCTTGAAGCTATTAGCCCAGCTACATTTAAGGACAATGATGGGGTGAGACATTACTTTGATTTAATTGAGTAAAGTCTAGGGTCTAGGGCATTCTGTAGAGTGTCCTAGCACCTAGGGATTTTCCTAGACTTTGAAAGGCTTAAAAATGACAATCCAAATTACTAAAATCGGGAACATAGACAATGGTATCGATGGATCCGAAGAGTATCTTTTACTAACCGATAATGAAGATGATCTAACCGAAGATCAAGCATGGGATTATCTTTATCCATTGGTCTACAGAGATACCGATGATGCTGGGGCTTATTTTTGCCATACAGTTAAGACTTTGCAAAAAACCGATAATTCAGTTATTTGCATTGTTTATCATCAATATAACGTTTAAATTCTAGACTTTGAGAGGCTTAAATTATGACTAAAAAACAAATTATTCAAATTCGCTGGAAGACATGGGATGCATGGTGTGTTGCATTTAATTCAGGCATACCATGTTGCTATTGGAATAAAACCTTATACGATTCCCATATGATAATTGTGCCAAAAAACAAGCTTTTAAAGGCTTAAATTCTAGGGTCTAGGGTATTGTTTACAGTATCCTAGCACCTAGGTTTTTCCTAGGAATTCATTAACATTTTTTGATAGGCTCACAATGAAAAACCCATATAAATCGATCCTAAGGGGTCTAGGCTTACCCTACAAAACAATCCTAGGTGAAAGCTCTGCTAAGACTGTCAAAGGCCAATCAATCGGTTATTTGACGGGTATCGTTTACCTAGTACCCGATGTAAAGCTTTGCCCAATGGCTAAGTTAGCTGGGTGTCTTGATGGATGCCTAAATACTGCGGGACGTGGTGCATTCAATTCAGTACAAAAAGCACGTAAGTCTAAAACTGATTTTTTCTACCAAAATAGACAAGCATTTTTATTGTCGTTATGCGCCGATATTTGGACTTTACAAAATAGGGCTAGAAACCTAGGTTTAATCCCTTTAATCCGCCCTAACGGGACTTCGGATATCCCTTACGAGAATTTGATTGTCCTAAACGGGAAAAATATTTTCCAATTGTTTCCTACTGTGCAATTTTATGACTATACAAAAATCCCTAGTAGAAAATTAGACGGGAAAACGTGTAACAACTATGATCTAACCTATTCTTTTAGCGCTATTACACCAAAACCGATATCCATCAAAGGGTTAACTAATCCCAATAATTCCCGTGTAGCTGTCGTTTTCCAAAAACAATCGGATATTCCCAGTACTTTTAGAGAATGGGATGTTATCGATGGAGATAACACCGATGTACGTCATATTGAACCAAAACGTGTTGTTGTTGCACTCTATGCTAAGGGTAAGGCTAAACGTGAGGATAATGGTTTTGTTCAAATCAAAGGGGTTCACTATGCTTAAAAATATCACAAAAAAATATAAGGACTTCATTATCGATATTCATATCAATAGTGAAACAATATATGTTTATTGGACAGATGGTGATATTGAAAATTCTCGTAGATTTTCGGGGTATTCAATTAATGAAATTTTGGATATTGTCAAAGATGAAATTAACTCTCAGGAATTAACACCATGAAACAAAATAAATTTAGCACGTTATCCGATGCCCTAGAATCGGAGAATATCTCTCATATGTGGGATGGTAGACCATTGTCCTATGATCAAACCATAGGGCTAACCTATGATGATGGGACTAGATATGGTCATTATGTATCGGTCTACAGGGATGAACGGGGTCTATACGAGCGTCCTATTCATTATTCCCGTAATTAAAGCTTAGACTGTAGACCCTTATTCATAGGGGTCTATGGTCTAGGTTTTGATTAACCTAGAATTTCAATTAATCAACTAAAAGGCTTTGATATGGAAAAAATTGATCAAATTATTGTAGGGGTAAGCCTTACGGGTTTTGTGTGTTTAATGTTAATCATTGCATTATGGGGTTAACTATGACACAAATTGAACTAAACAAAAAAGCGGCTTATGCATTGGGTTTTTATCATGCACTCTATGACGGGTTTCAACATAACCCGTTTATGGATCAATACTATAACGAGTATAAAAAAGGATATGACGCTGGGATATCTGAATATTGCATGATAGAACATCTAGAAGAGGTGAACATATGAAACATACCATGATATGGTTCGGTAATATGTCGCATGGATCATTTACTATAGCTAATGATGCTAACCCTATGGTTATTGTTCATTCTATAGAAGAAAAAATAATAATGAGCCCTAATGATGTAGATGAATATTGCATAAGCCAAGGGCATGATAGCTATTTAATCCCTGATGAATTTGAGGGTGAAATTGTATTTTCTCAATCATTTTTTAAGGGGTTAGCAGAATGATCTATGCGACCATAGCACTACTGCTAAAAATCATTTTACGAAAGGCTTTAAAATGTTAACAGTTGGAAAATACAATATTAGGATTGTCAAAAACGGGGATAAATACGGGTTAGACCATAAGCTTACCTATGATGAAGATAAGCCTATGGTCGAATTTTATGATTCTAGATTTCCGCATTCTGAATTCGGACAATTCATAACACGTTATTACATAGGCACATTACTATGTTTAGACGGGTACTATGGCAGTAATTTAGACAATGGTCTATGCTTAGATGGCGGAAATCGTAATGAATGGAGCGTTTCATCATGTGAAATGCAAGTGGTAAAGGACTATATTAGCCAGTACATCTAAGTTAGTGAGTACTTTTCAATTTTAAGCCCTTCGGGGCTTTTTTCTTGTCTACTGCTACCCTGCCTTAGGTTATCAATAAAAATCGATTCTAGGCACGTTTAAACCCGTTTAATCGGCATTGTCTAGGTTATAGGTGCATAGTCCAACATGATCTAGGGATGCATCGGGGTCTAAACCTAGGTTATAGAAGTGTCCAGCCCATGCTATAGCGATCTTCATCCCAGCATGATCGCTACCATTACCCAGCGTATCTAGAATCAATTTTTCGCTATCGGTTAGCGTCATATAGATTCTATTTGGGGTTTTGCGGGGTAGTGCCATGTATTTGAATTCTCCAATATTCAGCGATTAGTAGGGCTTCAGCCCTATTGATGTCCTTTTTGAGCTTTAACTTAGCCTTCGGGAATAACTGCCTAGCCTTTTCCAATGCTTCATTTTTGTCAGCAGTTAACCCGAAATAGCCCTTCCATTTTTGAGGACTTACCAAGTGAAAAGGGTAGTTAGTCAATTCGCAAACTGCACTAATAACACCTACAGCTCTTGCAAAATTCCATGTTGACGATATACCCTGTTTTGGCATAGCGTGAACCTGTTCCATGCAAATCTGAGCGCCTTCTTTGGGGTCAACAATGGATAGGATTCGACTTTTAAAAACAAGGGCGAGTATGTGTTTGTCTTTGTGTTCAATCATGAATGATTCAACATAATTCCCATCATGGTCAATTGCCCCAAGTGCGCCACTTACTGAACCAGCGTCTATGCCTATGTAAATCATTGATTCCCTTTAATGTTGTTCATGCGCCAACGTAACTCATTAACGGCGGGTAACCCACGCTTTTTCTCGATGTCGGATAAGGTCTGCCACCACCATGCGGATGATTTCATTTTCCCAAGGTCTTTCGTTTTCCTCTTGTGTCTCGCTATCCATTCCTTCGCTTCCATCTGCTTCAATGTCTCCAGTAGCTGTAAGCGCTCTTGTGGTGTCAGCGTAGCTAAGTTGCGAGGTTTCCCTGCATCTGTCCAGTAGTTTATTGGCTTCATGTTTCGTCATGAGCGCCTCAATGCTTGAAGTTTAGCCCTTATATCGTCAGGCATAGGTACTGACATTGCCCTGCTCTTTTCAATTGCTTCTAGGGCTGTTTCTGTGCGTTTAATCTCAGGAACTTCAGCACCATCCCATCTCTGTTGGTTAAGGTACACCAAGGGCGCAGGGATAAATGCACCATTTAACTTCAGCCATTGTTCTGTTGTTTTTAGCCAATTTATGTGTTTTAGGATTTGTTCGGCTTGGGTGTCGCAATAAGTCTTGTCCCATACCTGTTTGCATTTAGCCTTTCCACCTTTGCGTGGTGTGCTTGGGTAGGCTTTCCAAAAGTCTTCAAACATCGGTTTCTCCATGAGTTGGTGGGTCAAACAATCCAGTCCATTTTTGTGTTTGTTCTTGCATTAAATCAGGTAAAAGATTAAAAAACACCTTAGTTTGCTCAGGTGAGAGCATGAATTGAGTTACTCGACCACATTCAAAACAATCCTGTTTTAACACTAAGTATCCGACATCAGATACATAGAATTCTGTAGGATAGCTGTCGTTTAAGTGCATTGCATTTCCTTTAGACATAGTTTCTCCAAGGGTGGATAGAGTCATTTCTATCCTACCTTCTCCAGACTGATTAGTGTTCATTTATTGAATCCTATTAACATTGAAAAACCAAAAAGCCCCAAGTGCGCTTGACGGATTTGTTCGCTTATACACACAGCCTTGTTTACCACCGATGTACTGTGTGCTTTACCAGTCGCCAAATCAACGCTGGTCACATTTTGCACAAGGGGTGTACTTGTGTGCGGTGTTTTCTTCCAAGCCATCCATGCAAATGCGCTGCTATCGTGTGGAGTACGGATGCTGTTGGTAGACAATAAAAAAAGCCGTTTACAACTGCTCTCTGGTGGTAGTCCTTTGTAAATTATTCCTACGAAATTTACAAAAGACAGAAAGCATGTGCAAACGGCCTTAATTTCGTTACCTACCACAGCAACGGAGCGAATCATAACAAACTTTTAGTGTTTGTCAAGATTAATTTTGACTTGTTGTTGTCTCTCAATTGAGTCGGCTAATAATTGGCGCAACCATTTAGTCCCTCCGAGTCGTTTAAACTCATTCCACTCACTTAAGGTTGCTCTTACGGCAATGGTCTTGCCGCTTTTGGTCATTTCAGTTTTAGGTCTTGGCATAGGGAATGGATTGTGTAGTGTTTAACAAATACCACAATTAGGGTTTATCCTAGTGTACAACACTACAATCTGTGTAACACTACGAACTCTACCAACCACATTGAAAGGCGTGAACATGGAACTGGATATAGATTTTTGTGACCTTGAAATAGACATCAAGGCTTGGGTCGAATGGGAATATGACCCCGACTACTCTCCCAATGAGGGAGTCTACGATAAATTCATTTGGGTAGCCTACTTACAGGTCGGCAACAACCGCATTGACATTACAGACGATCTCTCTGCCAAGGAGTGCAAACAAATTGAAAAACAGATTGAGGAGTCTATCGATGACAGCTTTTAATAAAGCCAAGTGGGAAGCCTACCAAGGGCTAAATGATGATGACATCATGGATGCCATTGATGGCTCTGTAGCTATCCCTCTTGCCATCAAATCAGGCGACTGGGAGTATGCCTTCCAGTTCATCAAAGAACGCATTGACAACAAGATGCAGCGCAGGGCTGAGTTTTACTTGTACAGCAAGACAAATACCCCATCAATTGATGATGACAATGAACTACGCACCTTGCGTACCCTTTGGTTGAAAAACGAGTACAGGGGAGAGAAAGATGAAGCTTAAAAACACCATTGCAACAATCTTAGAGGAAAGCCAAGATGAATATTTTTGCCAGTTTTGCACAAAGCCTAAAGTTGGCTCTCTCCCGATCTGCTCATGCTCAGGGAATTGGTTCAGACTTTCCGACTTTGACTTTGATACCCAATTCTCCATTGCCCAACAAATCTTTAACTCACAGAAAGGTACTGCCGACAAAGAAACTGACTGACCCTGAGTTTGTATATACAGACTCAACCAAAACAAACATTTTTAAAACATTTCAAAAGTTTAAACAGGAGTGAATATGAAAGAACAAAGCAAAGAAAATCTAGAGGTATATGTAAAGTTGGCTGTGGCACGATCAAAGCTACGATCAAAGGTTCTTAAGAAGTCAGGACAAAATAAGTTTGCTGGATACAACTACTTTGAACTTGGCGACTTCCTACACCCAATCATGGAGATATTTGATGAAGTTGGCTTGATCGGCATAGTGTCGTTTACCAAAGAACAAGCTGAACTTCGCATTGTAGATACCGAAATGGGAGGTGAGATTGTCATTACTTCACCTTTTGGGTCTGCGGCTCTCAAAGGTTGCCATGAAGTGCAGAACATTGGTGCAGTTGAAACCTACCAAAGACGCTATCTTTGGGTGACAGCAATGGAGATTGTTGAGCATGATGCCCTTGATTCAACAACAGGGTCAGGCAACATTGAAACAGTAGATGTAGGCTTGATGATTGACCACTTGGCGGCTATTGAAGCTGCATCAACTTTAGAGGAATTAAAGAATGTCTACACTGCTGCTTACGCTCATTGCGATGGTGATAAAGGTTGGCAAAAGAAAGTGATTGATGCCAAAGAAAAACGTAAAGGAGCATTGAAATGAGTGAAGTAGAACAAGGCACACCCGAATGGTTTACACAGCGTTGTGGTAAAGCTACTGCTTCTCGTATCTCTGACATTGTTGCCAAAACAAAGACAGGCTACAGCACCAGCAGGGCTAACTACATGGCTCAACTGGTAGTAGAGCGTATGACAAACCAAGTGGCAGAGTCATACACCAATGCGGCTATGGAATGGGGTATCGAGAATGAACCCTTTGCTCGTGCCGCATACGAGGCTAAAACAGGCAATATGGTCGATCAGGTAGGTGCTATTGACCATCCACGCATTACTATGTCTGCTGCCTCTCCTGATGGGCTTATTAGTGATGATGGATGCCTAGAGATCAAGTGTCCCAATACGGCAACCCATATCGACACAATCCTTGGTGATGAGCCAGCAAAGAAGTATTACGACCAAATGCAATGGCAGATGGCGTGTGCGAACAGAAGTTGGTGCGACTTTGTGAGTTTCGACCCACGAATGCCTGAACACCTACAACTGTTCATCAAAAGAATCGAGCGCAATGATCGTTATATTGCAGAACTCGAACAAGAGGTTATCCAATTCCTTTCAGAAGTGGATGACAAAGTTAAAAAACTCAATGAAATAAAGGTTTAAACATGGAACAGCGTGACAACAGTGGCGTACTTTTTAAGAACGACAAAAAAGAATCAGGAAACCAGCCTGATTACAAGGGCAACATCACAGTTGATGGTCAACCCTATTGGCTATCGGCTTGGATTAAAGAGGGGAAAACAGGCAAATTTATGGGCTTGGCAGTAAGCCCCAAAGAAGAAGCCAACACTTCCTCGCCAAAGAAGAAGCCATCCATTGAAGACATGGATTCAGACATTCCTTTTTAAATTATGGGGGGATATTGAATACATCTTGTATATGTGAGATTTACAACTCCCCCATAAGTGAGTTTAAGTTGTAAATCGCACGAGACATCTAACCACAGGGTGAATATACAGAGGTGGTGACAGCGGGAGAGACTGCATTTGATAGTAAGTACACACTAACTTAATAGGAGTTGATGATGAGTTTGTTAGACAAAACGCATTTTGGTGGTGAAGTGAAACGATTCTTTGATTTGCCAATATTTAACAGGGTAAGGAATTCCGACCCAGTAACCAGCCATGAATCTGCTGATGCCGCTAAAGACTTAGCCGCCAAGCATTTCAGTGTCATTGTGGACTGTTTAAAGGCTCATGGAGCGCTTGGAAAGGATGGCATAGCCAGACATAGCGGGTTAGAGGCAAGTCAAGTCTCACGCCGTTTAAACGAATTAGAGAAGATGAATCTGATTCAATTGACAGGCAGGACTGTTAAGTCTTCATCGGGGCGCAATGAACGTGAATGGAGGGCAGTCTAATGTGGGATGTACTCGTAACTTTTATGCTGATGCTATTTGGTGCATTTGTAGTGATTGCTTTTGGTGCAATCCTGATTTGGACACTTTATTTGCTACAAAACGAGGCCGACAATGACTGAAGAAGATGAAGCATTCAACGACATTGAACGACAAGCCAACCAGCGTAAGGAGTCTGTCAAAGCAAACTTTCTCAAGCCCAAGTCTGCACAAGAGTTCTACGATGAACTACGCAATAACGTGATTGAAGAAGTTGCTAGAGAGGTTAGGAAGCTAACTGGCTTTGGTAAAGATACCATAGATGGTTTGGCTATTTACATTGAAGGGATGAAGAAGTGAACAAAACAAAGAATGACTTTGATTGGCGAGGACAACCTAGTATTTGGACAACAGATAAGAAGCTCAAGCAAATAACGGCGGGTCATATTCTTGGTAAAAACGCAAGAGAACGCATTGCCATGACAGAAAAGAAAGAATTTACAATCTATTCAAGGGCTAAATTGAAGAATGATTTGTAAGATAAGAACCTTTTACGGCAGACGTAATGGTCAACGTGGAAACAAAGTCACCACCATTGATCGAGGTGAAGCATGGCTATGTGAGAAGTGCGGAGAGGTGATCTTCTTTGAACACCTTGTCCCCAAACACTTCTGCAAGCAGCTAATTAAGCCTGTAGTCCTTGGAGATACTGGGTCTTCCCTGCCACCTTAACAGCAGTCAATTCCTGCTTTTTGAGGTTATTAGGATCATAGGACACATGAACCCAACCTGAATCAGGTACACCCTGTGTGTAAAACTCTAAGATCAACTGGGTGTAGTCCAAGTTGTCCATAATCCATTGGGCGAGATCAGCATTGGCAACGCCAGCAATCTCAATATCTGCCGCCATACCTTTGCAGTGGTCGGAAGTCTTAGAACCACCAACAGCGGCATTAGACTCAGGGCTACGATAGGCAGAATTCACTGTCACAGACTTACCAAAATGCTCACGCACTGGCTGAAGCACCTTGTCGCACAAAGTCTTGAGATTGTCAATGGCTTCCTCATCAGGCGTATTGTCGATGCCAAGACGGGTAGCAGTGTCAGATTTCGTTAGTTCTTTCAAAGAAAAATTGGCAGATAAGTTCATTTATTTAACCTTTCGTTGTAAAAATTGATGGATTATGGGTGGAAGCTGTCACAAATCAGAGATAGGATTTTACTTGGCAATAGTGCCATAACCAAGGGGAACATTATGTACAAAATTGAAATCGACATCTCTGGCTGGGAATTTGATTCTGAAACAGTCACCATCGAAACAAATGATTTTGAAAAAATCGCCATCATTCAGGAATTCATTCAGTTCCAGCAAGATCATGGCTGGTGCGTTGATTATGACGTTACCGAAGAATACGAATACAACCAGTGCGATGAAGAAGTCAGCGAAGACGAAGTTGACGAAGACGAAACCTATGAAGACGAAGAATCCGAAGAATACGAAATCGGAGAGATCGTAGAAGACGAAGATGGAATAACTTGGGTTCGTGTGGCATAATTTGCTCGCAGTTGACCTTTACAGGGGAGTTTTAGGACTCCCCTTTTTTTATTCAATATCGTGATCTGCCTCAATGTCCCTAGCTAACTGTCGCCAATCAAGACTACGGCGGTAAAGCGTGTATATACGCTCATCACTTAAGGGTTCAGATCGGCGGTTTAGTCTGTCATTTGCTTGCGCCAAAGCAAGTTGCGTCTCATGCAGAATGTTATGCAGTTCTTTGATTTCTGATCTTAGATAAGCTACAAGGTCATACGTCATATACCTTACCCCTAAACTCAACTTGACCCTCAGTCCACTTATGGACTAACTCAGGCCAAAGCAATTTCCCATTATGAAATGTCAATACAGCAAACCCTGACCTCCAGTTGGTAGGCGAGTCTTCAAGATAATTGACAAACTGAGGGCCACTTGTATCTGCTAACGTGCCAGTATCAACGCCAAACCTGTTGCCGTTGTAGTCAGCATAAGGAGTCACTTTAAGGCTATGTAAATGCCCTGTAACAATGCTCACACCAGCATTAACTGTATTGTTGTGAGTGGCGTGAATGCCACCCTTCCAGCGGTGTTTGACAACTACTTCTTCTGTAGGCCAACAAGACCAGCAAGGATGCCAAGCAGGGAAATGGTCTTTCAAGGAAAACCCCTTGACTTGCTCATACTGGGGTGCATTGGCAGCTAGGCGGTTCTCAAACCTAGCATCATGGTTGCCAAGCGTCCACACTAGATTGACATTATGTCTAGCTTTCTTGGCAGCTTCTTCAATCTCACCCATTGCCAGTTCACAGGCTTTCAACTCCTGTATCACTGATGGCGTTGAATCCCATCCAATACGAGGATAGCGAGAGATAGAAGCGCCATCAAATATGTCTCCATTGGCAATGACAGCCTTTGGCTGAAACTCTTTGATAGCCCAAAGAAGACCTTTATACGCTGTTGTATGAATGCTAGGCCAGAAGTGAGCATCACTAAAAACCAGAACAATGCCATTCTCAATCCCTAATTCTTTGCGGACTGAATTTTCCTTGATGGTTTGATGCTTACTGTTCTTTGACTTTAGTGGCTCGCCGTACCTAGCCTCTAGGTTGTTTTTGCGCCTAATGATGTTACGCATATCCATGCCAACGGCTTTGGCAAATGCACTGGCAGATTCATACGTTTTCCAAAGTTCAATAAACTCTTGATCGCTGTAAACAGTTTTGCCCATGACAACTCCAGTGAAGTTGCCTGAAATTAAACTAAATCAATGACAACAACGTGAATCTTAACGTGATTTGTTCAAAGTTTCGTAAACATTGTTGTAAGCATCAATACAAGCATTCAATTGCCTGATGGCTTTGTCTCCATCGTCTGTGATGGCGACAAGAGATTTAGCAGTCTCTCGGTCAAATTCGGCTGTTGCTTGAACGCTATCTCCGCTGGCAACGGGGGTATCTGTGGCGGTATGTACGGGGCAGAGGGGGGCTTGGATAGGAATCCGCAACTTGAGAGCGCCAGAATCAATGTCAGCATTGCGCTTTTGTTGAGCAAGTTTTGCATCTTGATTTGCCTTTTGAAGTTTAGTAGATTGGGTCTGAACAACAGTTATAAGGGCTTGTTCCTTTACCCTAGCTTCAGCATTTAGGGCAGCAATCTCAAGTTGTTGACGAGCAATCTCATCATTTGACCCCTTGAAATAGCCACCACCAAAAGAACCAACTACTGCCATCAGGATGCCCAACAGCACCCAAGGATTAAATAAACTCATGGCTTTGGTGGCTCATCGTTGTCAATGGCTTCAGCCTTAGCGCTGGCATTAGCGATTGCCTTGACACCAGAGCGACCAGCTACACCACCCAAAACACCAGTGATGAACACCATGATGGTGCTAATCTGTTGTGTATACACCTTGTCGATCGCCGCCATACTGCCGTTCATAGGCTGTTGAACAAACGAAACAGAGTACAGAAACATACCCATAGAAGCCAACAGGATGGTCACCAAGACCACGATAACAAATGCCCATACCCTGACTTCAATCTCGTCAGCAGTAAGGCGATTATTAGGTTTATATCCAATGGTAGGCATCACTTCTTCTCCTCGGGTTTAACTAACATTTCGGGGCAAGTACCAGAAGCGGTACAGATTGGGGGTTTGCAATCAGGGTCGCTCCAATTCTTTGGATTTTGGCAGGGATAGCGGAAACGATCTTCACAACCAGTTAGTAATACCAATAGGATAGATAAACCCCAAATACAGTAAATATTCATTTCTCTTTCTCTCTTTCCTTTTGTTCAACTTGTCTTCTCAGTTTCTCGACCTTCTCTACTTGCTGTTTGGCTTCATGCTTGGTTTGCAATACGTCTATGTATAACATACCCAATAAGGGTAGGAGCATACCCACAAGCACACAAGCCGCAATCCATCCCACTACGCTCTCCCAATCTTGCTTACCAGACCTATCACTAGCCATAGGTAAAGGAGGAACAGGAAAGCTGCCAACAGGTACGCTTGTTTTTCTGCTAGGAGTCGCTCCCTTTCCTTTCGTAGCCATGATTCTGCATCCCGCTTCTTCCTTGCTTTTGCTTGCTCTCCAGCAATGATGTCTCTCATGCTGAACACTTCTGAATACAAAGCACCCATCTCTGGTGGTGATTGATAGACCATGCACTCTCTGATCTGAACTACCAACCTCTCCATCTCTTGTTGCGCCAAAACCCTGTTTAGGGCTTCTTCCATCAAGTTCACATCATCAGAGAAAACTACAGTCCTAGCCTTCTCCTCTGAATCCCTGATATGCGCTTCTAACTGCTCCTGTAGCTTAAAGAACTCAGTCAGGTTCTTGACTATTTCAGCTTTGACTTGAGTTTCGTCAACAGCAACAAAGTCAGATTTTTTAGCTTTTCCAACAGGCTTTGTAACTTGAGGTTTAGACTTACTGCCAAAGAACCCAAGAACTGTTTCCCAGATTCCTTTAACCTCTTTGCCAATGGCAACAACTTCATTAGCTGTGCTTCTAATCTCGACAAAAGATTCTTTAGCTTGCTTGTAAAGGTCACAGCCAGCTTGGATGTTTTTGACCAAACCAGCCGCAAGTAGACAAATAGATATTGGATCAATTTTATTTCCTTATTAGTCTCTACGAATATTCAAAAGACCTTGTGGAGTTATTCCACCTCCAAGAAGTCCACTGTATTCAGAAATACTTTGTCCCATTTTTCTAACAAGTTCTGGTCTTTGTCTCAATGCAACATCTGCGGCACGAATTCCCATAGGTGAGTACAAAGCTGATGCTCCTGCAATAGCTGGAATAGAAACTACTGGCTTTGAAAGAGCAGCAATGCCACCCAATGAGCCAATAGCTAATCTGCCTTCAAGTGTTGAATTTGCATCTTGACCAATGGTTTTAAGTGCGGCCTCAGACAATTCCTGTCCACGAGCAGTACCACGAGCAAAAGCAGACTTCTGTCTTGTGATGTCAGATTGTTTTACAGCAAGACTATATTGCTTTGGCGTAAATACACCATTCTCAGCACCAGTATTTGCTGCTGCCCTTTCCATTATCTTCAAATCGCCATAAGCACTATCTACTCTACGCAATTGAGGTGTGTATCGTTGATTCTGTTGATAAAGTTCTGTTTTGAAGTTCTTTAAAACGCCATCTAAAGCATCGCCAATGTTTCTATCAGATGCACTTTGACTGTTTTTGTATTTGATGACTTCTTTGGCAAGATCAGATTCAATGCTCTTGTATTCAGCACCTGTCAATGTTTTTCCAGAAAATTTATTTAAAGCGATATTGTTTAAAACATTAGTTGCTTCTTCTCTTTGTGCAACAGATGGCAAATTAGCCTTATTTAAAGCATTAAGAATTCCACTTGTTGTTTTGAAGTCAAGATCAAATTTCATCTTTGACAATACTTCATCGTACTTGTTAGATACTTGTTCAGCAGCATAGGCTACAGCATCACGACCAACAACATTCTCAGGAAGTTTGTCTCCAACTTTATCAAGTGCTTTGTTGATAACTCCTTTATTGAAATCAAACAAAACCTTTTCTCTTGCATTACGAATTTGCCCACCAACTAAAGGCAAGTTTTGAGCAAAGTCTTCTGCTTTTTTATACATACCTCCAAGGGTCTGTCCAGGAGTTGGAGTAACGCCTAAATCACGCATTGTTTGTTCTGCTTTAGATGCAAGAGGATTTAAAACTTTACCAGTTGCAGATACTGCCGCTTCTCCTACCTTACCAGCTACAGCACCTAATCCAATTTGAGTTGCCTTTTCTTCTGCAAATCCAGTTGGCGCATTAACTGGTTGCATAGCGCCTTGTGCTGCACCCGCCGCAGCCGCCTGTGTACCAACACCAGCACCTAATGCACGAGCACCTTGAGCCGCTCTTACACCAACAGCAAGATTGGCGGGGCTTACAACATTACCAACAAGTCTTCCAACATCAAAACCAGTTTCTCCTTGAGCTTGTCGTTGCTGTTGATATGCTTGCTCTTCAGCAGCATTCATTGCTCTAACACGTTCTGCCTCAGAACCAAAAAACTGGCTTACTGGATTAGGAGCTAAACCACCAGCAGAACTAATAAATTCAAGACCTTTTGGCAATAATTGGGCAGCCCCACTAATAGGCTCTTTAATTCCCATCAATAAACCACTTGAAGGGGCAGATACAGGTTGTTGTTGAACGCCAAAATCTTCAGGTTTTGCTAAACCAGCTCTGATGGCTTTCTCCATGACAACAGACTTAGGCGTTCCCTCTGGAATACCTTGAATTATTGTTCCATTTGGAAGTTCAATATCCATTTTTATTCCTTAAGGTAAGTCACTGAATTTAATTACATTGCCTCTTGGCGCTGGTGTTGATGGCGATGTCGATTGTGGTGTCGGCATATTTTTACCAACCCTATCTTTTGCCGCTTGCAAATAGGATTTAATTTTTACAATTTGCGAATCAAACTCAGATTGCTTCATTGATTGAGTCAATGCGCCAACCGCCGCTTCAAGTTTTTGACCTTCAGCATTAGACAAAGCGCCCATGCCCTTAAGAGCTTGAACTTGAGGCAAAAATGTCTGCGCCTTGAATGTTTCAAGTTGAGCCGCAAAACCAGCGGCATCCGTTCCGGGAATCATAGATAACTGTGCTCCACCAAATCCAACGGCAGCTTTTTTACCGGGATGAGTAGCAAGAGTATTTAAAGTATCTAATGCTGCATCAAATGATGAAGCAAGACCTTGTTGTTGTCTTTCAGCCGCAAGTTTTTTCTCATTTGCCGCCTCTTGACGTAATTGCAATGATGACTCTCTAATTGAATTCATAATCGCATTTTGTGCTTGACGACCTTCAGATGCAATCCTTGCTAACTCTGCTTTAGATGCATTGTTTTCTCTTGCTCGTTCTAATCTTGCTTCATTATCTTTACGAGCTTGTTCAGCTTGAGCTTCAAGTTTTTCTCTAGCAAGTTTTTCTTGTTGAGCAAGTCTCTCAGACTGTTGTGATGCCAACAAATCACGTTGAGCCGCTTTATCAGTAGATGTTTGCAATGCAGCTAACACTCTGTCAGGACTTCCATACTTAGTAACAATAGACAAAATATCAGCTTCAGTTGCATTTTGTGGCAATTGAGACAATTCAGACCTAAGATTCTGCTCTTGAGCTAAAGTTAATTCTGCTCGTTGTGCTTCAGCAGTTATTTTTCTTGTAGTTGCCATACTAGTTTGCATTTGTCTACCAGCATCAGCAATTAACATAGCAAACTGTGGATCACCAGATTGAGCAGCTAATTGAGCAACCCTCATGTATGAAGCTGGATCAGCTTGATCTAACTGACTAGCCAATGCTTGTCTACGGGAAATCAACTGTAACTGTGGGTCTTGACCACCCAAAGCACCACCAATACCTTGACCCAACTGATAACCAGCAGTCCTAGCACCTAAAGCCGCTTGTTGAAAAGGATCAAGTTGAACTTCTTGAAACGCACGATTCTGAAACTGTGCTAACTGGTTTTGTTGGTACTGTTGAGGAGAGGTAAACAATCCTAAGATGTCTGATGTTGCCATTGTTTTTTCTCCTTATGCTACAAATTGTTGAACAGGCACAAATTGTTTTGAAACTGGGTCATAGGTGTATTGCTGTTGCGTTGGTTGTGTATTACCAAACGCTTTATTAACTGCATTGCTAAACACAGGACTTTGAGCCGCACCACTGAATAAATTACCACCTAGAGAATAAGCATTTGCTGGAGCCATTGTTGCTGCCGCATTGATGATTCCCTGACCAGTTAATTGACCAACATTAGCATTAGCTGTACTGACCTTTTGACCAATAGCAGTGCTTAAATCCAAAGGCTGTTGAGACAACCTCTCAAGTCCTGATGTTACATCCATAGGATTGGTAAATGGTGCAAGAGCCGCTGTTTGACCAGTGTAGTATTTACCTTGCAAACCAGCACCAGTATCAAATAATCCAGCACCATAAGTTATGCGGTTTCTAGCCTCTTGATCTGCATTAGCCGCAAGAACCAAATCTTGTTGAGCCAATGAGTTGTAGTAAGCCGCAAGTTCAGGGCTTGTATTCATCAAGTTACCACCCTGTGCTGTAGCTACACCAGAACGACCTGTTTGAAACTGTCTATTACGCAACTCAGCAAGCTGATTTTCTCGACTAGGCGCAAGTAAAGCCGTTTGTTTAGCAATGTATTCTTGTGCCGCTTGCTCTGGTGTTTTAGCAAGGTAGCTTTGACCTAAACTAAACAAGTTCTGTGCTGCACCAGTTAAAGGAGCATAAGCCGCTTGTGCGCCCTCTGCACCAGTTAAACCTTGATTAGCCAATGTAGACAATCGGTTTTGGTAACCAAGAATCTCAGCACTAGGTGTATATCCAGCACCAATTACATTGCCTTGAGCATCAGTTTGGAAGTTTGATGAACCAAAGCGAGTGGTTACGCCAACAGGTCTAAAACGAGCAGCATCAGCAGCAATCTGTGCCGCACGAATCTGTGCATCTGCTTGTGTCTTAGCAGCGTCAGTAGCTTGATTAGCAGTTAAAACAGAGCCAGTAGCGCCTAATATACCTTGAATAACAGATGGGGCAAAAGTCCTTAAAGTATCTACTGAAATCCCAGTTGCATTTGCAATAGTTTGTAGCATACTTGGAGTAATTGTACTAGCAGCAGCAGGAACAACAGGAGGCACAACAGGTGGAGTGACAGGAGGCGTAACAGGTGGAGTTACACCAGACATAGGACTACCGCTACCAGTTGGAGGAGTAGGCACACTAGAAATTGGTAATGCCGCTGTAAGACCAGTAACTCCTAAAGCCGCAGGAGTTAATCCAGTAGCGGCAGCAGTTGCATTTACTCCAGCCGCACCAGTGCCAAATCCAGCCAAACCACCTGATGAACCACCGCCAGCCAACAATCCTGCTTCTGTTGCACCACCAGCAGTTAATGCGGCTAATGGTATTCCAGTAGCTGCTGCAGTAGCAGCCGCACCCGCCGCACCAGTACCCATACCAGCTAATGTTCCACCAGCCGCACCGCTAGCCGCACCGCCACCAAATAAACCATTAAGATTACCAGCGGCATAATTACCGAGTAATCCAGCTACGACCATTGGGCCAAAGTCACGTGCTAGATCGCCTACAAAACTACCAAAACTGCCATTGTCCTGATTATTTGTATCTACAATTCCCCAATCCATAACATTGCCACTTGCATCTAGTCTCGGTTGTGAAATGATGTTTGGCTGGCTAGGGTCAGGCGTTAAATAATTTGGGCCTTCCATTGTTAAAAATTTAAAACCACCTTGTGGGTCATACTTTGCAACAAGTGGCTTATCGGCAAAGGTTTGTTCACTTGGTAATGTGTATCCTGTAATTCTTTGTGCGCCCATACCCCCTTGGACAATATCTGCAAAATGTCTATCAAATGGTGGTGGTGTTTCTACTATCCTAAAATTTAAACCACCTACATGCTCTAATTGAGGTGGCGCAATTCCACCGTTTCTTGGGTCAATATAAAAAAACTCAGGCAAACCAGTTTTAGGATTAATTGTTCCAGACCCGCCCCTTGCCTTCAACAATGCCGCTTCTTGAGGGTTGATGTGGGCGAGCATGGTGTCGCCATATCTACCTTTTGATGCTAGATTCTTATATTGATTGTTAAAAAGACTTGGCATTTTTTTTCCTTTAAACAGTTCCATTTGCTATGACATTACCAATCACAGTCAAATTACCAGAAGCATCAATCTTTGCTACAGGTGTCGATATATTGTAGATATACAACACATTGGATGCCTCAACAAAAGAGAAGTTTGAAAATGTTCCATCTGCTTTTGAAGCAATAGCTGTTTGGATATTTGTAAATTCTGTGTCAATCTCAGTTCCCTTGACAACCTTTGAAGCATTACCAGAAGCAAGGGCATCTTTTGATGCAAAGTTGGTGGTTTTTGTGTAATTAGCCATATTTATTCCTTAACCAAGTTTTCCATTTTTAGCCTGAATCTCAATCTTCTGAATACTCACAGCAGCACCATTTATATCAATTTCATACGCTGTTTGCACAACTTTGCCAAATCCTGATGCTTGACCTATCAAAGTCCCAATCTGGATGCCTGATGAATAATACGCCACAGGAATTCCATTTGCACCATATTCAGCAATTCCATATTCTGCTACTGTAGATATAGGAATAGTTGCTTGTGTTGCGTAATATTGTGCAGAAAAGTCATACGACCATTTAATAGTAATGATCTGGTTAGTTCCACCAATTACCACAACAGAAATCTTCTTCAATATAGATGTGATATTTTGATCGCCAAGATCCGCATAATTGGTGTAATACTGAAAGCGATAGGTTGAGGCATGGTCAAGGTAAGTGCCATACTTACCGATATATCCATTCTTACCAATCAACAAGTCACCATTTCTGCGAGACAATAATGCAGTTGGTTCAATGCTATCCCAAGTCGTTACCCTAGCTGAACCATCTTGCAACTGCGCCTTTGTATCAAATACATAGACTTGTTTTCCAATAGGAAGCGTTAAAAGGTAAAACGCATTGACTTCAGAATAAACAGCTTTGATGTTAGATTTTATTTCGCCAGATATATAACCCATCAAGTCATTACGCACATTTTTAGATAGATCACGCAAAGGTGCTGATTTCTCTTGAATGGTACGCATTAGACTACGTACACCAGAGTTAGACAAGAAAACAATGTCTGATCCCGTTGAAACTATGGTATCTCTTGCTAAACAACCAATATTGCCTATAGTGTCAGACAAAGACATTGTGGAAGGAGTTGTTGCTCCTTGATAGACCAATATCTGACGACTACCAAAGATAATTAAGAAATTGTTGTGTGCGCCAAGTCCTACGATTTGATCCGAACCATTAGGCCAAACTCGTGAAACATCCAAAGTACCTGAAGTCCCACCAGTCCAATTATGACCAGCAAGCAAGTCAGAAAAGCTAATTGTTACATTGTCAGAAGTTGTTTCTGCCACCCATAAACGACCAAATGCAGATATAGCAATGTTTGCTAAAGGCACTGTACCTGTGTAACCAGTCTTTTCTGAGACTCTGCGATATGTGGTGGTGCTTACAGCAGGATCGTAAATTAATGGATCAAATCCTGCTTGAAAAAAGTATGTAATTCCATTTAAAGATGCACATTGCCAATTGCTTGCCGTAATAGTAGGTGCAGTACCTCCCCCACCATAGGTCAACTCTGTAACTGTATTTGTAGAGCTAAGTTTGAATAATTTGTTATTTCCAGCAAACAATACAGTCAATGTTCCATCAAGCTGCACAAGTTCATGGATGACCTTTACATCATTTGCGCCAAGATTTCCACTTGAAGAATTAACCCTTGAATAGCCTTTACGAGCGCCAATACGTCCATATTGGTCAATCACGCAATTAGTGGCAATCGAAGCATATCCAGCCTCTAATGTTAGAGGGGAGTCTTGAGTGTTTAAGCCAAAAAATCCTGGGGCTTGAACACTAAAAGTCTGCAAGTTTTGCGTCATACTGCAACAAACTCCTGATTCTCAGGATAGCGAGTGCCTTCCAAAGCAATGTAATCAGACAACATAGCTTTATATAAAATGTATGCTTCAGATGATGTCAAACCACCATCTTCACCACGCTCAATTAAGGCACGGGAATAGGCATTCTGAACAACCAAAACGTCAGGAACAAGCACAACAGTTGCATCTGATGTCAATGTAGCCTGTGGTACTGTTAAGCTAAATGGAATGCTATAAACACCATTAGGACGGGGATAAAGAGTTACCTTGGTGTTATAGTTACCATCAACACCATCAAAAGCATACTCTGATGGAATACCGCTAACAGGAGTAGAGAAGTTTTGCTTACGATTCATTGACACATAATCAATATTACGCATTCCAATATTGCTTGTAGCATTGATAACATCAATAACTTGGAACTTCTGACCAGCACCAGTTAAAGAATAAGAATATGTGCCAGAAGTAGTAGACAGAGTAATAGTTGTGCCTAGAACATTCCAAGCAAAAGCATCTTCAATTTGACGCTTGGCATCATTCACAAATTTGCCAATTAGTGTTGAGTAAGATGTTTCGGTAACAGTAGCTACTGTTGTCTCCCGTAACCTTATAAGGACATCATTTACAAGTTCTAAATAAGTCATTATCTTGTTAATCCTTCTTCTTCAATAGTAACTATTACTGAAAATGTAGATGCAGCCTCAGATTGTGCTTTAAGTATGTCACCTTCTTCCATTACAAAATAAGACACACCACCCCAATCTTGTGTAGTTTTGGTAGTTAAAGCGGTTTCAAATACAAGAGAATAGGTGACAGATGCAGAGGTATCTGTCCAAGAAAAAGAAATGTGTTTTTGCGAACCAGTATTAACTGCCCGTAGCAATACCACCCTTGCGTAATACCCTTTTGGTACTGTGTAGAGGGTTGTCAGCGTGTTTGCTGTGAGGTTTGCGCCAACCGATAATGCTCTCATTTAGCTTTTGCCTTGTTCCTTGCGGATATAGCTTTAGCTTTTGCCTTTGCGTCAGCTTTTGAGGATGCACCCCATGCCTTGAGCGAAAGAAGCAGTCTTGTTGGTTCACCTTTCTTGTCGTACTCAGGGCCATCATTGCCGCTCATACGAGACAAGAAACTTGCTCTACGAGGGTTATCCCCCGACTTTACTGGAGGCTTCAGATTGCCACCAGTTTCTGCATTATAAGATGATCTACCCTTGGCATTCAAGCCGCCTTTTGGATTTTGACCAGCTTTTGTTTGCCAAGTGGGTGTTTTCATCTACTTCACCTTTTTAGGCTTCTTTGCAGTCTTTGCCGCTTGTTTGAAGTCAGCCGCTGTAGGTGCATTTTTAGAACCCACCTTGTTCATCTTCTCGCCAGACCCCGCCTTGATACGAGCCTGTTTAGCGTGAATATTAGCGTACAAACCCTGCTTCATTTCATCTTCCTCTTTGGTTTAGACATACCAGCTTCAGACAAAGCAATGGCAACAGCCTGTTTGGGGTTCTTGACAACCTTGCCCATTTTTGAGCCTGAATGCAAAGTACCTTCCTTGTATTCACGCATTACCTTGCCAACCTTCTTTTGTGCCATTGTGGGTTTTTTCATAGGGTTTCTCCTTAGTAAAGAATTTTTGCGGTAATAGTTCCAGACGTATAAGCAGTGCAATTTGCTCGCAAATACTTAGGAGCATTGGCTAAAGTAACAAAGCCATCAGCAGTTAAAGCTGTTCCAACAGTGCTAAATGTTGTTCCATCAAGACTACCTTGCAGGGCAACAGTGGCAGTTGTGATTCCTGTAACATGAAGAATTGCTGGAAAACCAGCATCTACTTGGACTGCCTTTGATGCACCAGTTGCACCAACTGCACTAAGAAGCGTAATGGGGGAGGTTAATGATGCCATTATTTGCCTCTTGAAGATTTCTTCATCATGTTAGTAGCAGTTCTGCTACCTTTCATTGGCATAGCCATTTTTGGCTTGCCAACTGCAATCATTACAGTTACAGGAATACCCTTTTTGGGGGCTTTAGCGGGAGTTTTGGGTTTAGCTTTCATATCAATCCTTTGTAATTGAACCACCAGATTTCCAAGCATCACAAGTCCTAGCTGCGGCACAAGTAAAGTGGAATAACTCACAAAAACCTAGATCAGCAGCATCAATGAATTGCTGATCATAGTCAAGTTCATTTTCTGAATTCTTGCCTTTTTCTAAGCCACCCTTGATACATTCCATCATTTTGGGTGTTTGAATAAAGGCTGCACAGTTGCCGCAACGCATAGTTTTAACAACATCGGTAGGTGCGTTATACATCTTGGCTTTAGTTAGCCAAAAAGCATCATTAGGCTCGTCTGGATTAGGTGGGCCATAACCAAACTTCTTGAAAGCATTGTTCCTGTTTTTCAGGTTTACAACAATGTCTTGTGTGGGAAGTGGGCAAACTTGGCCTGAAAGCATTCCATCTTTCATTTCCACAACCTATCGGCTACAAATGTAAAGACTCCACCAGCAATACTAGCGATAGTCATTCCCATCCAAAAACCGCCTTTAGACTTATTTGCCAACTCTAAAAGACACTTAACGTCTGCACTAAGACTATGCATTTCGTTCTGTAGAGCTTCTACTTGAGCCTCTAACTTGCCAAAATCCCTTGCGTCAACTTCAGACATTTGCAACCTTTCTTGGTCTTCCCATACGCTTAATTGATGGAATTACAGGCGCAAATGCGGTATCTGTACGTTCAGAATCATCAGATTCTATGGTTACTTCTTGTTCATCTACTCTAACATAACCTTGATGACCCCTCATAGAGTCAATATCATGCTGAAGCGTAAAAGTTACACAATTACCCGACTGTAAACAACGAAAAGTAGCCATAAAACCCTTTAAATGAGAAAGGGGGGACTAGCCCCCCCCGTCTTTACACTGGTCGAGCAATAACCAACTTAACAGTAGTTGATGCTAGATCAACGGCACTGCCAGTCAAGTTATTAGTTGAGATTGTTACAGTGTTAGCTGCTGAGACATAGGCTCTACGAACCAAGCCAGCTTCACTAACACCAATTGACATACCAAGAACCATGTCTCCCAAAGCCACTCCTGCTACTGTAACAGTATCAGTTGCTGCACCCGCTGCACCACTCGCTACAGATGCAGAGTCTAGTGTTGCAGTTACAAGCCAAGTATCAGAAAACAAACCACGAAATTGGTCATTTCCACGGCGGGAAGTGACTGCTGTTGCTGCTGCCATTTTGATTTCTCCTAAATAAGTTAAAAAATCCCCCCCACCATCAAGGCAAGGGGAAACTGTTATTAGCTAGGAACAACCAAAGCAAACATGGATGAAGACTTAGCTGCACCCACAGTAGCAAGACTACGCAAAGCGGCAACACCATACAGAGTGTCAGATGTAAACAGAGTAGCCAAATACTCTTGCTTGTACTGAATTTGTGAACGAATGCCAATTTGCTCAACCAGAACCATAGAGTCCTTGTGACCCATCAAGCAGACACGAGCAATAGCAGAACCACTTGTTGGGAAAGCGGCTGTAGCAGATGCAGAGTCAGCGTTGCTGGAAGTGAACACAGGGATACCATACAGGTTACCGATTTCACCATTACGGATAGCATCGCCATTACCAACAAATGCTTGTTCGGTGTAACGAGCCAGACCCATCAAAGTGTTGCGGCTTGAGGGAGGAATCAGGAAGAAACGATTGTCCATAGGAGTATCGTTGTCATCCAAACGCTGAATAGTGCGGCGAATAGCAGCATCAGTCAGAGCAGAAGCATTACCAGTGTTGGTGTTTGCTGTGTAGTCAAAGGTAGTTGTACCATCACCACCAATGAAAGCAGAGCCGTACTGAGCGCCAGTAGAACCACCATTAGCGGAACGACCCAACTGAATCAAGTCAGTGTCAACTTGGCGAGACAAAGCATAACCAGCATCAGCAGTGTAGAACTGACGCATAGAGTTGAGTGCTTGTGCTTCGACAATATCTTCAATCAAGCGGCTATATTCATAGTGCTTGTTGATAGACACTTGGACTTCAGACTCAGTTGCGGCAATCAAGGTAACTGCGTCAGTAGCTGTTTTGGCAGAAGCTGAACCACGGGTAGGCGCAGGAATGTGAACAAGATCACCTTTCTTGCCCTTGAAGTTCATCTTCATAACCAAGTTAGCTAAAACTAGGTTCTTCTTGTAAGACGCAACAATTTCATCTGACCAAATTTCAGGAATAAACTTGTCAGCAGTTGTTACTGTGACTGAGTTCGTGGGGGAAAATGCTGTATTTGCCATGTTTGTATCTCCAAAAAATCAAAAGTTAGGTTATTTGACCCGCCCGTCTGCATACGCTTGCATGATCTCTTCACTCAAGGCATCGTAGCGGTTTGGGTCAGTCATCTTCAGCCGAATAAGGTCTGCCCTGCGATAGACTCTCTTTCCAGATTCTCCACTGCCACCTACATCTACTGTCGCTGCTTTAAGACTAGACTTGCGCTGAGTTTCCCCTGCTTCATTAGTCTGTTTAGCCTTAACACCACGCAACTGCTTGTAGGTACTCAGCAATTCATTAGCACTATCATAATCAAATTCGCCATCAGCTTTCGCATACAGACTAATCCTAATCGGTGAAGATTTCACCCAATTTACAAAGTCTGTATCTTGAGCAATCTGACCAAAATCAGGATGCTCCTGCGCTAACTTTTGCTGAATTTGCATCTTTCTGAACTCTTGACCAGCTTGTCTAGCCGCAAGTACATCAGGATGGTTATCAACAGTCTTACGAACCGCTTCCTGTGGATTCTCAAAAAAATCTACTTCAGGTTCTTCCTCTTTAATATGTTGGTGTTTACCCGCAAGGTTTTGTTTGATGAGTTCATCTGCTAATTTGCGTACTTCGCCAACTTCTTGGGCTTGCTTACCAATCAGCTTTTCTGCTTCTTGGTGCATTTTGATGATGTCTGACAACTCTTTACCCCGATACTTGTCGGGAATGTCATTACTCATCGGCTCAATAGTTGATTCAAGTTTCTGCTTTTCAACAGTCTCTAACTCGCCTAACATCTCGTCTGGGTTATCTACTAACATATTTTTTCCTTTTCCTGCCACTTTTGGGTTCTAGGATGACACAACGGCATTAATGCTTATGTTGTGGTTTTACGCTCTTGCACCAACTTATCACGATGTTTCTTGTCAAATTTCATCCATGAAGATGGGAAATGACCCGACCACCCTTCCAAGTTAATGCTTGGAGCAGAGATTGTGCGATTGGCTGAACCACCGCACTCACACTGAGTTGTTTGTGCCTCATAATCACAAAGTCTCTCAATTCTGTGTCCACTTTCGCAGACAAATTCATAAATTCTTTTCATTCAATTCCTCGTAGGCTCGTTCACTGACCTCTTTCAAGGTTTTCAGCCAAGTCAAGATGGAAAGTTCACCTTTTTTGAACATTAAGGTCTTTTCATCAGGAATAACGCTTAGATTATTAAGCGACTCTATCATATTGTCAATATCAATAGTCAAATCCTTCCAACCCTCTGTTGACATCATGTCAAAGCGGTCGGTATAGTACTTTTCAAGTTCTGGGCTCATGGTGCGACAGGCCACTCAATAGTCCAAGGGAAACCAGCCTGAGATGGCACATCACGCAAGGCTTGGCAGTAGTCTTTCCATGCCTGTGAGGGTGTCATATCACTGCGAAACCGCCAATCAGTCTCAGATAGCTTGGCATCCCTAGAGGCACGAACAGACTTGGCTTGCTCTGCGTCTTTAGCGGCTTTGTAAGCGGCTTCATTCTGTGCGGCAGTGGTTACATTGCCTTCAGCATCTTCAGTGTCAAAGAACGATGGGCCTAGATTCCACTTGGTGTACCACTTGCCATCAATCTGCTCAATGCCGCCATAGACTGACATCTGATAGACAGTGCCGCCTGTGGCTTGTGGGCCTTCAAAGATGACATCAGCACCCAAGGCTTCTAGCACCTCAGTTGTTGTTGTCTCCCAAGTAGGGCCACCATTGGCTTTTGTATATGCACGAAATTCTGATTCGTACATTACTTGCCCGTCATTTGTTCGTATTTGCATGATTTTTCCTTATGCGATGGCTAAAAAGATATAGCTTGCTGCGTTTGTGTTGATAGCCGCCAAGACTGAAGCGTTTACCGCAAAGCCTGTTGATACGGTGGTTACTGAGCCAAGCGTAGCCGCTCCAGTTGAGGCGCTATTCATAAGCAAATACGGGTCTGTCAATGTAGTCATGCCACGGGCTGTGTCGTAAACGTACCAATCACCAGTTGAGTCTGTACGTTTAATAAGCACGAACCTAGCGCCGCCAGCACCAAAGCCACAGTCAATGGTTTGCGTTGAGCCGTTACCTGTGTATGAGCCTACTTTGGAAACGCCAGCGCAAGTTGCAAAGAGATAGGCAACATAAGTGGTTCCTGAACCAGCATAATAATCTGCAACAGGAATAGTTGTACTTGTTGGAGCAGAAGTAAAAGATGTTAAATCGGATGTAGACGACTGAGTACCATTTAAAACAAAGTAATTTTGATACCAATTAGAATTTGGTGAAGTCACAGGTTTTGCGTATGTCCACCAACTTTGAGCCGCATTTCTTGGCTTAATAATCATTAATTCAGGCGCAACGCCAAGATTATGATTTATTGTGAATGGATAGCTTCCCGTACCTGTATAGCAAACCTCATCAAAGAAGCCGGGGGCGCGGCGCATAAACCAATCTACAGCATTGCCATTATTGTTAATAGAACCGGTGCCAGCGTAACTTATGCCATCCATAGTAAAGGCGGCGGAAACGGCAGCGGCAGAAGATTCAACATTTGTATAGCAGGGTTGCAAAGTAAACTGACCTCTTAATCGGTCATACATGTACGAGCCATTTGCATATTGGTATGTTCCCTGCCACAATAAATCTGGTGCAAATCCTGCACCACTTATTGTTCTAGGCGGTGTATTAGCATTGCTTTGCAATATAGGACTAAACACACTCGTACCCGTAGTAGGCACTTTCATCGGGCCTCTGCGTATGGCTATGTAGATGATGTCTCCACTACCAAAACTTGAAATGTAAAAACCAGTTGCTGTTGGATAAATAGTTCCTCCAACACCCTCTGCGGCAGAGGAATTGGCAACAAGGACTGTGCTTCCAGTTAAAGAACAACCACGCATCGTGTCATAAATTTCCCAATCATTACCAGCGCTACTTACCCTTCTTACCATTACCCATTGAGGCTCGTACCCAAGAGTAATTGTGTTGTTTCCATTAGCTGTAAAACCACCACAGCTAATCACATTGTCCGTACCCGTCAGGCCAAAGCCCCCTGCGTTATGGGCGAATAGGTAGGCTACGTAAGTTCGACCTGAAACATTAGCGTTATCGCCAACAGTAAAAACCGTGCTTGTTGGGGCAACACCACCACCTGTTCCCCAATTAAATCCAGTAGTAGAAGCGGCAGTGGTATTTAAATTAAGATATGAATTTAAAGATGGTAAAGCACGATGGTTTACAAACCAATCTTGTGTATTACTAGTGCTTTTCACAAAAATACAACCCGGAGCTGACCCTAGTGCATGTGAAATTTGTCGGTCTGTAGCATCGTTACCCGTATAAGTCACAATATCAAAGAACTTAGGTTGCTTGCGGAATGTCCATGAGACGTAGTTATTGTTAAGTGTATTAATCGCATCAACGCCAGTATTGCCTGGGCCTATGTAATACCCAGTAGTAGTTACGCCTTGAATAGCGTCACTCATTGTGACTTGAGCCGCTGTTGTATTTGTTTTTAGCATGTAAGGGCTATTACTAGTACCGGCAGGCCATGTTCCAGTGCCACGCAATGTATCAACAATCACGTTGTCATTTGTTCCAGTGGCGTTATTTGAACGGTCTTTTGTCCAAATCATCCCGCCTTTAGTCAATAAATCAATGTTATTTACTAAATATCCGTAAGCGCTGCTATTACCAGGTTGTGATGTACCCGCATACAAAAAGCAAGAGAACACATCTTCAATGTAGTTTGGTACAACAGCCGCACCACCACCAAAGGCATCGTAACTAGCCGCACCGCTTGTAGCTTGTAATGGCATTAAAACCTCCAACCTTTGCTCAAATTCTCATGAGCAGTTATGACTTGTAAATTCCAAGGAACGTGCATACCAGCAACATTCTTACCGTTAATTGGGACAATGTGGTCAACATGGTGTTTTATACCAGTTTGGATATATCTTGCTTCAGAAACATCATACATCTCTTGAATCATAGCTTTATCAATGGCTGATAACCAAGAGGGTGTAGCTGAATCTTGAGCAGCCCTACGCCTTGCGCTAGCAGCTATGTATCGTTCTTTGTTAGCTTTGTAAAAGTTGCTCGGATACTCGGGATTACGCTCAAGCCAAGCCTTAACTGCTTTTTGTCCATAGGCTCTGATTTTCTCAGGATTTTTCTCTGCCCATGATTTAGCTAATACTTTAACTTTCTCAGGATTGTCTTTGCGATATTGCTTGGCATAAGCACTACGCTTATCCCTGTTCTTCTCGTCATATTTCTTGCAAATAGCGGCTTGTTTCTCAGGATTCTTAGCCCTCCACTCACGCAAATATTCACGAGTTTTCTTGCGGCTTTCATCAATGTTTGCAAGTCTGCGGTCATTTTGCGCTTTAACTCTGCACTTACGACAAGTGCCATAGTGTTTATTCCTGCGCTTATCTAACTGGAACTCATCCAGCGGCTTGTCCACATTACATTTTTTGCAGATACACATAATTAGGCTTTAAACTGTGTAACTGAGGCAAGAATGGTGAACGTAGCACTTCCAGTTTTTACCAATAGATAGCGGTAACTATCAATTCCACTTGCATTACCAGCAGTAGGCGCACCACCTAACCAGCGTGTAGTCACACCTGATGTAGTGCCATCAACTTGCACAGCAGAGTTGTAGTAAGCAGTAGAGCCTTGAGTCACCAAGAAAGCCACAGTCATTGACTGACCTGTGGACATCAATGTATTCAGCGATGTACCGCTAGAGCCTCGGAAGTTAACTGTCCAGTTAGCAGATGCGTTGCTGGTGTAGTACAAGATTGACTGTGTAGTGATGTCGTAGTTAATAGTACCTGTAGCTGCTGTAGCTGAGACTGTGGCTACCTCGGCGGCATCATTCAAGACAATTGCTGTTTTTGATGATGATCCTGAGAATGTTTGTGTTCCTGTGAAAGTATTGTCTGCAGATGCAGATAAACCAGAACTAGGTGTTACCCAAGTTGGTGCGCCAACTCCATTTGTTTGCAAGACCTGACCGCTAGTGCCAACTGCCAACATCTGAGTTGTGCCACTTGCTGATTGGTAAGGAATTGTCCCGTTTGATCCACCAGCCAAATTGGTTGATGTGGTTGCTGTACTCGCACTTGTTAGAATTGTGCCACTGGTTGATGGCAAAGTAAGCGTTGTATTTCCAGCCACCGATGGGGCTTGTAAAGTTATAGTCCCTGACGTAGTGCCAGAAATATCAATTGCATTAGGTTTTAGGGTTACTGACGTTGCCATATTTTTCCTTTATGGTGTTCCATTTGCAACAATATTAGTTGCTGATGTAATTACCCCAGTTGAAGACATTGATGCAATTGTAGTTGCACCATACTTAAATATCAACTTTCCACCCGATTCTTCAATTGTGAAGTTTGTTGTTGTGAGAGAACTTACAGATGGTGTTGCCCATGATGTACTTGTTCCATCAGTCTTTAAAAACTTCCCAGAATTGCTTGTTTGGGAGGGTAGGGTTGTACCAGCACCCCCAGAAGTCACAAGTTTAATTCTTTCTTGTAACTCAGGAGCTACAACCTCACCCACATTGATTTGCTGACCCGTAGATAGGGTAATAACCAACGATCCATCAAAGTCAATTTGGGCATTTGAGACAGAAACGCCATCTTTTCCATCTAATCCATCTTTTCCATCCCGACCATCTCGACCATTCTTGCCATCTACGCCATGTCTACCATCAGCACCTTTTTCGCCTTTGTCACCCTTATCACCTTTTTGTGGAACTATGGCTTTGGCAATCTCTAGTTGGGTAGAAACCTTGTTTTCCATGACTTTGATAGCTTCAACTATCAAATCTACATTGTCTTGAACAGCCTTTTCTTCTTGCTGGCGCATTGCTACAAGAGTTTCTTCCATAGCATTTATAGCATATAACTTCTCATCAAAAGATGAGTCTGCTGACTCTATACTTTTAATAAGTTCTTTTATATTAGCCATTCTTCAATCCATCTGTAAGCCTTGCTAGGAAATCTTGTTTAACTCTATTTTGTGAGTCTACTTTATCAGCCATCTGCAATTCAACAATCTTACTCTTGTTCTTAATATCAGCCTCTTTTAGCATCAACTCAGCAATCTTGACCCGCTTGTCAAACTCTCTAGATGCTTCATTATCTTGATTAGGTAGATTCTTGGTCATTGCCGCCATGTTCTTTGCCTGTACTTCTTGTGGCAATAACTGCGCCTCAACTGACAATTTGATGGCTTCTGCCTTGTTTTGCTCAGCTTGGCTAGTCTGAACAGCAATATTGGCCTGTGCAGCTTGCATTGCCAACTCTGCTTGCATCTGTTGCATCTGCTGTGCTTCAGGATTAGGCTTGCTCATCTCATCCAAAGCCGCCATCATCTCGTATCTATTGCTCAAACTTGAATTTGCGATGATTCCTTTGAGAATTACAGGCAAAACAGGTGTATTTGGGCCAAGAGTCTGCAACAAGCCAATAAATTGCTGCTGTTCGTACTCACGAGCAATGATTCCAAGCGTAGCAGTGGGGATGAAGTTCATGTCAACTGAAGGGTAACGCTCTGGATCGAACTGCATGAACCTGAAAGCCGCTTTTTTGATGAACGGCACAAGGAAATCTTCTTGGAAGTTGACCAATGTGCGCTTGTACTTCTTGATGATGGAAGCAACAGCCATCGACATCCCACCACCATCACGGCTTGACTGAGAAACCATGCCGTTAGAGTCAAGAGTTCCAGTAGCTTGCAACAACATACGCTCAAAATCTTTGGCAGTTGCTAGGTTATTGGGGTCACTCTGACCAAACTTGAATGGATACAAGATTTCATTAGGGTTGCCATTGGTGAGAATGGCTTTACCAGCCTTAATCTCAAACTTCATGCCACGGGGGAGGCGAGTAGCATCCATAGCAACCATAGGAGCAGTGGTCAAAGCGAGTGAATCCAAGTGAGCACGAGTCTGAGCATCAATAGCTTTCTGCATATTGAATGCTTTTTCCACTGTACCTCGCCCCAACAATCGATTAGGCACTGTATCGTCTTGGTATGACAACACTGGCCTGTCTTTCATCATGTAAGGGTTTTCTTCAGCCTTGAGCAACATACCATCGTTGGCAATTACGACAATGGCCTCGACCATATCTGAGTAGTCTTCAGCGGCAGAGTTCTCAGGAAACAACTCAACAATGTCTTTGTTCTCTGCCATGTTGTTCAAATACTCACGGGGTACTAATCCGTAGTACGTCAACAATAGAACCTTTTCATCTTGGTACTGGCTTACCTCTTGGGTAGGCTCTAGATCGGTATCTTCATAGGTGGGCGTGATGTCTACCTTGCGATAGATGCCTTTTTCGATTCCTTCTACAACCTTGTGGATTGAGACATACTTCTCAATAGCCACGCCCATACAGTCATCAATGCTTGTCCCGTTGGGGTCAAACAAGAAGTTCTTGGGGTTGATAGGCATGATCTTGACAGCAATCCTGTCTCTCTCCATCACGCCAATAGCAGCTTGACCCTGCTGATTGGGGATAGGCTGAGTAGAAGGAACATACTCTTTCTCAGTCTTGACGATGATCTCGCCAATGCCTGTTCCATAGATTTCAGCCATCAACTCGATCTGGTCGATAGATTTCCTGATCTTGTCTTTCTTGAAATCTTCCATCAACTGGTTCTTGATTGCTTCAACATCTATAGGGTTTCCACCTATATCTTGGATGTTGTCTTCAATATCAAAGAAGTCGCCTTGACCAAAGATAGCTTCCATGATCTCAGCATGGCGAGTCTCTACGGCTTGTT